CGACCACGACGCGGAGGACCGCGCCACGCTCGAGAGCGAGGGCATCATCACCGACCCGGCGGTCAAGGACCGATCGAGCGGGATCCAGGTGGTCTACAACGCGCTGGAGCCGACGCCGCAGCCCAGGCTGCTGTTCATGCGGAACGCCCGCCGGGAGGCCGATCCGGCCCTGAAGGACAAGGAAACAGCGCCCCCCACGTGCACGTGGCAGGAGTTCCCGGGGCTCCGCTGGCCCAAGACTCCGACCCAAGACGACAAGGCGCCGAAGGAGGATATCGTCAAGGTCAACGATCACGGATTCGACGCCGTAAGATATCACTTGCGTACTTTCCGAGATCGTGGTGAGATGAAGGTGGTTCGGCTGTACGAAACATCGCGGGACGACGACTAGGGCCTCCCTCCCTGATCGCACTCGCGACCTCCCTGCGAACCAATCCCACCGACAGCAGCACTGTCATCCCACCGCGAGCAGTCAGGCGTCCTCTGCGTGAGGCACTGGATTGCGCAATGCGGTAGCAGGGATGTCATACGAGCAGTGCGCGGCGGCCTGTCGCGCGGCAGAGCGGCGCTATCGTCGCGGGGTCGCGGAATCAGAACGCCGCGCGCTCAACAAGGGCGGCAGCAACTCGCCCTGGGACTCCTCCCGCCTCACCAACTCCTACCGGCTGCCGCAAGAGAACCTCGATTTTCCGCACGCCTTCCGGTTGATCCCAACGATCAACTTCTGCATCTCGCTCCTGCAGGATCGGATCGGCTCGCTGCCGCTCGAGTTCTTCCTCGGCCGCGACAAGGAGACCCGGCGGCCCCTGAAGCGCGCGGCGCTGAACGTGGTCGAGCTGTGGGAGAAGGCGAACGCGGAGCAGACCGGCCGCGAACTGGTACGTGACCTGATCGGCTCGCTGCTGATCCAGGGCAACGCCTACCTGTTCCTCGATTTTCTCGGCACCGGGCGCATCCAGGAGCTGTGGATCCTCGATCCTCTGGGCGTCTCTCCGGTGCCTGCCAAAGGCGGCAATCCGCGCGTCACCGACCACTACGAGATCCGTCCGGGTGCCGGCCCTCCGGTGATGATCCGGAGAGAGCAGATCGTCCACTTCCGGCTCTACAACCCGGAGCACGGGATTCTCGGCCTCTCGCCGCTCACGGCGCTTCAGCTCGCCTACGAGACGCACCGCGACTCGGGCCGGATGATCCGGCTCTTCTACGGCAAGGGCGGCACCGTCGCCGGGCACTACTCGACCGACATGGCGCTGGATGAGGACGACCGCAAGCTCCTGCGTGAGGACATCGCGCTCCAGTCCCGCGGCCCCGAGGGCGCATGGCAGCCGGTGCTGCTTCCCCGCCAGCTCAAGTACGTGCGCTCCGGCCTGACGATGGCCGAGATGCAGTTCATCGAGACCCACAAGCTGACGAAGGAAGAGATCCTGCTGGGCTACAAGGTCCCGCCGATGATGGCCGGGATTGCGACCGGGACGGGCATGAACTCCGACGTCGCCAAGGTCGCGAGCCGCCAGCTCCAGGAGAACGCGATCTCCCCGCTCTGTAACGGCGTGATCGCGCCGACCCTGACCGAGAAGTTCCTGCCGTTCTTCGGCCGCGATCTCTCCTGCGAGTTCGATTCCTCCGGCGTGATCGCGCTGCAGGAGATCTTCTTGGAGCAGGCGGAAGCCTACCAGCGCGCCACCGGCGGCCCGGTGATGACCCGCGCCGAAGCGAGGAAGCGCCTGGCGCTCGAAGACCTCGCTGACCCCGAACTGGAGAAGCTGCTGGTCGGCATCAGCATGATGACGGAGGGCGAAGAGCCGTCGCCCGCTCCGGCCACGGAAGGATCCGTGGTTCCCGACGCGGAAGTCCCCAAACCTGAAAACGCCCCGCGGCACGCCAGCGGACGCTCGCAGACCGAATCTCGCGACCAGAAGCGCGATCGCTTGCGGATTCGTGCCGACCGTTCTCGGCGGCCGCACGAGCGCCGGATGGAGCGGGGCTTCCGCCGGGTCTTCACGCGCCAGCAGTTGCGTGCGCGCGCGATTCTCCGCCAGCAGGTCGAACGCGACTATGGGCCGCTCGAAGTCCGCGCGGTCAACGTGGACGAGCTGCTGCAGGACGATGAGTCCGATCGCAAGCTGATCCGCCGGCTGATCCGGGCGATCGTAGAAGAGCGCGGCGAGGCGGCGATCGCGGAGCTGGGGTTGGACTACGCCTTCGAGATCGCGCGCCAGGAGATCGCCGAGTGGATCGACGCCAAGGCCACCAAGGCGATCACCGCAGTGAACGAGACCACGCGCGCGCGGCTCCGCGAGGAACTGGTCACGAACGCGCAGGAGGGCGAGGGCTTCGGCGAACTCGTCGCCCGACTCGATGCGGTATTCGAGGGGCGCCGCAAGAACGTCGCGACCATCGCGCGCACCGAGACAGCAGCCCCCTACGGCTTCGCGAACCAGCAGGCGTGGGAGCAGAGCGGTGTAGTCGAGGGCAAGGAGTGGATTTCCGCCGCTGACGAGGCCGTGCGCGACACGCACCGGATCGCCGACGGCCAGGTCGTGGCGCTCGCGGCGCGGTTCGAGGTCGGGGGCGACTTCCTCGATTTCCCGGGCGACCCCTCGGGCAGCGCGGAGGAGATCATCAACTGCCGCTGCGACATCGTGCCGGTGCTCTCGCTCGCGGCCCAGTCGCAGGCGGAGGCGCTGCCTCGGGCCATCGCTGAGCGGGTGCGGTTGAGTGCGTCCGTTGGGAGTTCCCCCAAGGGGCTACCCAGCACGAACGGCCATGCCTCGCCGCGCTCGCCCACGCTGGCCGAGTTCCTCGCGCGGGGGAAGCCATGAGGGCCTATCCCGCGGGAGCGCTCGCGGTCCATCACGCGGCCCTGAAGCACATCGTCTACTGCCCGGTCTGCAAGACCGTGATCAACGTCGAGCCGAACCGGGCGGTCATCACCTGCACCAATCCGCTGTGCGGCCAGAGCATCATGATCGAGACGCCCACGCACACTCGGGGGAGGGACTTGAGCCGATGATTGGAATAGGAGTGTGCACGAGGCTGTTGCCCGGTGATCCGCGCGGGCCGTTCTTCATGGGGATGACCGCCGACTATGAGCGGATCCTGAAGAACAAGGACCACGAGCGGATCCAGCAGCACTTCAAGCGCGAGTTCTCTCCCGACGACTACTCGATCCGCGGAGCCTGGGTCATCAACAGCCGGCGCGACTACTACTTCTCGCGTTTCAAGCCGGGTGAGGCCCACGAGGAGGTGGCCGAGCTGATCGTGGGTGCTCCGAAGATGGGCGCGCACCAGTACGGCACGCTCCCGATGGGTCTGACCTACGACGCGATCGTCAAGAAGCGGAGTGACCCCGAGGCGACGCGTTGGCCGGAACGCGACCGCATCGTCGTCGAGACCAAATACATCATCCCGAACGACGATTGGGGGACACCTGTAACGCGCCGTATCGACATGGGAATCTGGCGCGAGGTCTCTCTCGGCTGGCGCTGCGCCGGCGCCGAATGCTCGATCTGCCACGAGCACATCTACTCCTGCCCGCACGTCCCCGGGGACATCTACCGTGCGGGCGGACTCTGCGAGTTCGAGTTCTCCGGCATCACCAACGTGCTCGAAGACTCCTTCGTATTCCGCGGCGGGCAGAAGGGAACCACAACCTTCATCCCGGAGGGAGCAGATAACGCAGCGGCGGCCGTGGCGGGGGCGGCATCGCGCCTCATGCGGCTCACTGATGGTGACGTGGCGTGGGATGACATCGCCACCCGCAAGCGCACAGCCGCTCCGGACTTCCAGAAGATGCCAAACCGGATCCGCGCGATGGTCGCTCAGTACGCTCGCGCGCAGGGCTTCGGACTGATGTGCGCCGAACCCGGAGAGCGAACGAACACGCAGGCGCTCCTGTGCTCGCGCGAGCGGTTCCTGGACGTGAAGGAAGCCGCGCAATTCGTCCGTGAGCACGACTTCCGGGCGGATCGGCGCCGCACCACGGCCAAGAACTACGTCTTCGAGCAGTTCGGCGAGGGCGTGGCAGAGAAGGGGACGTTCGAGGATCTGGGAATCGACGAGGGCGTTGTCGCGCGCATCTGCAAGCGGGCTCCGAAAGCGGAGTCGGCGGACGGACGCGGGCGCGACCTCAGTGAGTGGCTGGCGGGGGCCCGCACCTAATTCCCGCGCAAACCTCCTCGGGATGGAGGCTGAAAAGAACATGCGGCACTTCAATCAGAGTGCGGGCGGTGGGGGAATGACCGGGCTCGACCCGGCCGGAGACCTCAACAGCCCCGAGGGCCTCGTTCGCGAGGTCGGAACCATCAGCGGTCTGTGGCGCGATCTGTTCAAGCGCGGCGCCCTGGTCCGCACGGCCGACGGCGGCTACGTCGTCAAGGCCGAGGACGACGTGCGGCAGCTGGAGCAGCGCGAGGAGGATCTGCTCAAGCGCTTCGACAACCTGGAGACCATCGTCAAGTCGAACGCGAGCAAGTTCGCGGCCAGCGACTCCGATCGCGTCACGCTCAGCAAGGCGGCGATGGCGCTGGAGCCGTCCGACGATCTGGCGGGGGTGGACAAGACCTACCTCAACATCATGGCGCTCTCGGCGGCGGAACTGGCCGGGGTCTGCCAGCTCGGGGCGGAACACATCCCCGGGATGGCTCCCAAGGTCCGCGAGTGGGCCGGGAATCCCCGGAACCAGGCGACGGTGCAGCTCGTCAACCGCGCCCACGAGCTCAACGACCGGCTCGTGATCAAGTACCACTGGCTCAGCACCAACCGGAACTGGGCGCGCCAGTTCTCGACGCCGGAAGCGGCGATGCGGACCTTCCGCGAATGGCCCGAGTACGAGCGGCTGATGGGCGAGATCCTGCGCGCGATGGACGAGACCACGGCCGGCAAGGGCCTCAATCTCGTGCCGACCATCATGTCGGGATCGATCAACGACATCCTCGAACTGCAGCTCCGGGTGGCCGCGCTGATCCCGCGATTCACCATGACCTCGAAGACTTTCGAGTGGCCGATCCAGACCGGCCGCGTGACGATCTACAGCCCGGGCGAGAGCACGGGGGATCACGGCACCTACGACGTCGGCATCACCGCTTCGACGCCGGCGTTCCTCAAGGCGACCTGGACCGCGAAGAAACTCGCCGGGCTCTGCTTCGTCTCCTCGGAAGTGAACGAGGACGCGATCGAGCCGGGCGTGGCCTTCGTCCAGAACGATATGGGCATGGCGCTCGGCAATGCAGTCGAGGAGGGCTTCATCAGCGGGGAGAAGGCCGGCTACACGATGGACGGCCAGACCTTCAACCCGGACGCGGGCACGTATGGCCGCCGGTTCGTGAACGGTCTCCGCTTCCATGCGTTGATGACCGGCTCCTACCCCGCAGCGCTGGACATGGGCAATGCGGTGCTGACGACCGAGAAGGCGATCGACCTCCAGGACTCGATGGGAGTCTGGGGCGCCGAGACCGGCGACTTCGTGTGGATCACCGGGTTCAAGGCGTACAACTCGATCCGGAAGCTCGCGGATTTCCGGACGATGGCACAGGTCGGGGATCGGGCGGTCATCCTGCGCGGACAGGTCGGGGAGTTCCTCGGCTCGCCGCTCATCCGGAGCCAGAAGCTCGGCAACTTCAACGCCTCCGGCAAGTACGACGGCTCGACCACCAACCGCGGCTCGCTGATCGGACTATGTCCGTCCCGTTGGGCCTACGGCGACCGCCGCGGGGTGACGGTGGATACCAGCACGCACGTCGCGTTCCGGAACGATCAGATCGCCATCCGCGGGACGCTCCGCGGGGATCTGGAGCCGATCGACACGCCGTCGGCGACGGTGACGCCGGTCGGTCTCATCTTCAACATCGCGTAACGAAAGCCGGTCGAGGCGGGGCCGAAATGGGCATTCCCGAGGGGCTCGTGGAAGCCCCGCCGAGCCGGACATAGGGGGAGCAGGAGATGACGGTTCCAATCAAGGTGCATGTGAAGTGGACCGGGTCCCCCTATTGGGATTCGATCGACATCTACGGCGCGGGGTCTGAGTCCGTGCCGACCAACTTCGAGGCGGGAGTCTCGACCGAGGTGGATGAGGATTTCGCCCGGGTGCTGATTCTGCGGGGTGATTTCACTCCCGTGGACTTCACGGTCATCTCCGAGGACGAGGACGGCAATATCACTATCGTTGCCGCGGAGCAGCCGGTCTTGAGGATGCTGTTGACGTCGGAGGGCCGAGCCCTGTCGCTTGCCGCTCCCGACATCGCCGAGCCCGAGCCCTACTACGCCGGCTTCGTGGCGACGGTCGGGGTCGCGTTCAGCGGCGTCATCCTGGCCTCCGAGGGCACCGCGCCCTACACCTACACACTGAAGGGCGGCAGCAGCCTGCCCTCATGGGCGACGCTCGACACCGACGGCACGCTGCACGGCACGCCGGATGCGGGCGGGACGACCACGTTCACGGTCATCTCGACCGATGCGAACGGGGTCACGGGCGAGTTGGCGTTCGGCATCGTCGTCAGCAACCCGGACATCTCGGTCTACGCGAAGAAGTTCAACGCCACGCAGCATGCGGCGTTCACCGGAAACATCTACGCGAACTTCGGAGTGGGCCCCTACACCTACGCGGTCAAGGAAGGCGACTCCGTTCCCACGGGCCTGACGCTCTCGGCGTCGGGCGTGCTCAGTGGCACCCCGACGGTGGCCGCGACCAACCTCCCATTCACGGTGATCGCCACCGATGCGAATCTCTGCACGGGAGAGCAGGCGTTCACCTTCATCACCGCCGCTGCCCCGGCGCTCGGCGTATACGCCAAGAAGTTCAACGCGACCCAGTACGTTGCCTTCTCCGGGAACATCTACGCCCAGTTCGGCACGGGACCCTACACGTATGCGGTCAAGGGCGGCAGCAGCCTACCTGCCGGAGTGACGTTGTCCGCTGATGGAACTCTGAGCGGCACTCCTACGGTCGCCACGACCACGACGTTCTACGTGGTGGCAACCGATGCCAATTCGGTGACGGGGGAGTTGCAGTTCTCCTACATCACGGCGGCCGCACCGGCGCTCGGAGTCTACTGCAAGAAGTTCAACGCGACTCAGTACGTCGCGTTCACGAACAACATCTACGCGGCGTTCGGGATCGGTCCGTATACGTATGCGCTCAAGGACGGGAGCACCCTTCCGACCGGAGTGACCCTGACCGAGCCTGGAGTGCTCGCTGGCACGCCCACCGACACGCCCGCCACCCAGACGTTCACCATCGTCGCCACGGACTCGAACGGAACGACGGGGGAACTGCTCTTCAGCTTCATCATCGCGGCGCCTCTTACCGTCGGCGTGTACGCGAAGAAGTTCAACGCCGTCCGCTATGCCGCCTTCACGAACGACATCTACGCCCAGTTCGGGACCGCGCCTTACTCCTACGCCAAGAAGGATGGAAGCGCTCTGCCGACGGGCGTGACGCTGACAGCCCCCGGCGTGCTGGCGGGAACGCCCACGGATGCCCCGGGCACCCAGACCTTCACGATCGTGGCGCAGGACGTCCACGGCACCACCGGGGAGCTCCTGTTCAGCTTCATCATCGCGGCCCCGTCGGTACTCGCGGTCTACGCCTCCAAGTTCAATGGCATCGCCGCGAAGGCGTTCACCAACAACCTGTACGCCGGATTCGGGACCGGCCCCTACACCTACGCCCTCAAGGACGGAAGCACGCTCCCGACCGGGCTCGCGCTTTCCGCAGCCGGAGCGCTCACCGGAACGCCGACCGTGGCGGGGACGGAAACGTTCTACGTGGTCGCGACGGACGCGAACTCGGTCACTGGCGAGTTGCTGTTTTCCTTCATCTGCGCGGCGGCACTGCCGTCGGACTCGCGCGCCGTGGTCGCGCCCGTGGTTCACAGCGCCGCGAGCCTCGCCTCCCCG